CGTAATTCCAAAATCCGACAATGACCTGAGCGCACGTTGTTTTTGGATTGGATACTTTTCAGGTAGATAAAATGAGGCACGTTCTAATGACGTCATTCCGCCCCACACGCCAAATCTTTCATTCTCGTAGGCGTATTGAAAACACTGCTGCCATAGAGGACAACGTGCGCATACTTCCCTGACCGCATTGATGTAGAAGTATGCGTCAACGTTGCGTTCCTCTTCAACGCGGTAGAACAGATCGGTGTACATACCGCGACACTCTGCAATGTCCCAATTTATCTCTTGGTACTGGGGCAACCTACTTCTCCTGTCTGATCGTAATACAAGCAGTATTTGGTACAAAAAAATGGCGCTTCTGTGGGCGCTGGTGCTGGCTCGTTGTTCTCAACAATTGACTTTATCTCTTCAAGCCACTCAATCCCCGCTATTGCTGTTGGCGGGTCGTAAGTTTCTTTATGAACACGTATGTCTGCCATTTCGCCGTCACGCGGTATTGCAACCAGTGCAACCTCATTGACCTTGTAACCATTCTGTTCAAGCAACCAGCCGTAGATCTGAACTTGCCAACGCTGTTGTTGTGACGGGAAGTAGCGCAGTGATTTGACCTTTGTGGTCTTCCAATCAACAACCAGCCCAATGTCTTTAATAAATAAATCCACGTGACCTTTGAGATCCCCTGACGCAAACTCACCTTCAATAATAAAGTTATCGCCAAAAGGATCCTCACGCCTGATTGCCTTTTCAATCCCTGAGTGAATGAACGTCCCAAGAATTGCAGCAAGTGACTCAGTATCGGGATTGGTTTCAGGCGTTTGTTTCAACTCATGCCACACGCGCCTGCGACAACCACCAATGCTGCTTGGACCAACCTCAACTTGAATTGAACGTGATCTGCTCGCGTCAAACGCATTGAGAGACTTAACCAACATTTCATTGAGATCAATCATTGTTTTCACCGTTGCTCAGTTGAATAATTGCTTCTTCTCTTGTGATGTTGTGCTTCTTGGCATACGCCTCAACGTAAGCAAAAAACACTGATTGTCCTAACGGTGTTGTTGCAAATCCTTCTTGTGTCATGACAACTCCATGCTGGTTCGCACTGATGTGCCAACTGATCTCGCAATGTCCACTTGAACACGTATGCGTTGAGCATTGGATCTTGCTGCGCGCACCATTGCCTCAGCAATAGCCATTTGTAAGTGAAGATCCTCAGCCGATACCAGCGCCATGTCTGCCTTGTCCGACACAGTTAGTTTCACGTCTGTTTTGCCTGCAAACGATAAGCGCCCACGCGCCAACGCCAATTCGTATTGAGCCTTTGTGGTGAAATAAACTCTTTCCGCTTCAGACAGATCATGGTGCGACACGTCAACTTCTTTAGATAAGTCACGCAGTTTTTGTTCAATCATCTGTGGCGTGATTATTTGACTCATGCTGGATCCTCAACCAATTGCAGATCAGGCGCGGTTTTCTTTTCTTCAATCAACATCACCTTTGCGGTGTCTGCGCTAATGTCCATTGGATCCGCCAACATTTGAAATCCACTGTCTTCCATTGCTTGCGCCAATTTGCTAGGCAACATGTCTAGGCGCTTGGCTACTTCAGTAATACCGATTGCGTTGATGTGAACTGCCGTCACCCAACCCTGCGGTGCTTTAAACTTTTTTTGATTGCTCATTTGTGTAATGCCCTTTCTAACTCTTTATTAAGATCTGACATGCGTACCGTCATTGCGTCAATAATTTCTGGAATTGACATTTCTTCCACCATTGCTTTTGTCATTCCTAACGCCAGCGCCAGTTGTCCATAATCGTTTGTGTTAAGCGCAGAATTTACTTTTGCCATTGCGCTCAACAATTCAATTTTGTTCATTTCCACTCCCAACCAATAATCTCTTTGTTGTCTTCTTCAAGTTTGCATAAAGCCACGCAGTTAAGGTAGTCAATAATGACTTGACGATCTATGCCCTCAGCCAGATCTATTTCCAACGTTAGTTTGCGTTGCTTGCGCTTGGCAAGTTCCCTGTTGTTCACATACTGAGACAATACGTAAACTGAAGATCTACCGCGCTTTTCTTTCAAGCGTCTAATCAAACCAACCTTGTCCAAAACCGACAATTGACCTGACGCTGTGCCGTGGTGCCAATTCATAATTTCTGCAAGTTCAAACCAAGTCAAACCGCGCTCACCTTGCGCTCTAACGTGATTGAGAGTAAGAGACTGATTGAGGCTGGTTGCCCCTGATCCGTCCCAACCTATTGTGCCTGCGTATGGAGTAAGTGGCAGTTGCAGTTCGATGTTACTCACCTTTTAACTCCTGAGCGCGCGTGTGAAACAAATCTTTAAGTGTTGTGCCGTTGAGAGGCAAGTCCAGGATCTCCGCATTGCCCGTAAAAGATGAGCGCAATACGTCAATGTTACTTATTGTTGGAAGCAAGGTCATAAGATCCTCAGCCTGCTTTACCTCTGCCTCAGAATAGGTCTTTGGCTTGGTTGCAGACATACGTGGTTCTTTGCCGTAGCGCTCAACCTTCTCCATTTCGGATCTGCTTGGGCGCGCGCCCACTGGTGCGTCTAAGCAAAGCAATGAGTTGGAAATCGCCCTGCCAATTGCACTGGTCTCGCAGTTTTCTAGGGCTGAGGTTTTGTTGACGGGTGAAGCACCCACAATTTCCTCAGCGTATCCGCTTGCTACTGCCGTCATGTCATCTCGGTCAAAATAGATCTCAGCCTTGACAATAAAACTACGGTCATTGTGGAATACCAGATCCGTCAAAACTCTGGCTTCTGGGAACTTGGCGTATAGCCTGCGTAATCTGAGTTCTACCGTCTCATACGCGTCAAGATCAAACTTACCTGCCATGTGCTTGCCTTTCGTTTGGGGAGCAGTTTTTGCTCTGTCGGGACAATTATGCGCCACAAATTACAAAATCCAGGGATTTGAGCCTGGCGAGTCGCGTGATTTTTTTTGTAACCAGTGACAAACTACTGGTATGTCCAAAACACCTGATACCCCGCCCAGTGGCAAAATTGTTATCAGCCTGCACCAACTATGGATTGAAGTAGAGCATGAGTCTTCGTATCCAGATCAACTCAACGATTTAAGCAACCGCGCGCTTGATTTGTTTAAATGTGCACTCAATCACTGCAAAGAAGTTGGCATGGACATTCGCACTGAGGATCCGTTTATTTTTAACGGTGAAGATGAAGATGAAGATTGATGTGCCGTTCCTGTGGCAGTTGCGTTTCTGAACATTTGCGCACAATAGATGATGCTGTGGACGCTGTGTTGGATAGCCCTATTTAATCCAACCAGACTTTGTAAACAGCAGTAACACGTCCCTTGATCGGGTCAATAAAATGTAGTCGCTGAGACGGTGTGGCACTTGCTGCAAGCATTACACCTGCGTACCTGTTGTCGCTTTCCGTACTACCAGTTTGATAGACACTACCTTGACCGTTCGCCATTGCCCACTCTGAGTGTGTGTGGTAGTGACCGATATATACGTCTCTAAACTCCCATGGATAAGATCCTGAGCGCCATTTGTTTGCGTGTTGCACGATTGCACCTGGTGAAGCAAATCCATTTCGCCCTACCTCATCTCCGTGAATTAGTAATGCGCGATAGTTCCCAATTTCAATGCGCTGTATGTCTTCAGGACAATCCTGCCACGTCAGTCGCTTCTCCCCCTGAAGCAACTGACGGGCAAGTTCATAACACATACGATCAAAATTGTCTGAGCGTGGCACGTTGTCGCGCTTGGATCCAATGCGCCCATGATTACCCCACTCTGCAATGACCGTGACTTTTTCGTAGTTAGTCAGCGCATACCGCACAACATCAACGCACAATCGGGATACGTTTACATACTGCTCAAACAGTGTTGCGTCTATCTCAAATGCTTGCGTTGGAAAGTTAAACAAGCCCTCAACCATGTCCCCGCCAAAACAAATTGTCACCTCTTTGACTGGGTGATCTGCGCGTTGGATCTCGGTAATGCGCACTGCTTTCTCACAAAACTCCAACACACGTTTGCGCATAATCTCACTGTTGTATGACGTAGTGCGTTTTGCGCCTTGCCAATCCGTCATGTGCCACAGTGCCACTTCGCTTTTGGTTTTGCGTTTATCTGCAACGGGTACTGCAACAGGTTCAATCTTGCCCATTGTTAGCATTGCGTCATACGCTGCTTGTTGTGAAGTCTCAACTAGATCTTGTGTGCGCTCTTTGGATTGACGCAACTGTTTCTGCAAACGCATGAGCGCTTGACGCAACTCTCTTACGTCTGTGCTTTCAATCTCAGGCGGCAAATTCTTTAACTGATCTTCAAGGCTCATCTGTCATTGCAATCTCTAATCCGTGTGCAGTGTAACCTTGTTTATCTATCCAACTATCTTCGTGCGCTGGATTGACTGAACAACGTATTGACTTGAAAAAATCCATCATCAGCGCAACTTTCCACGCTGGTATGTCGTCTATTCCCAGCAGTGCGCCCCAACCCCTACCCACTTGCGCAAAATTAGCGTGAGCAGATCCGTATTCATTTTGTCTATTGTTCAACACTTCATTCACTTTGGACATTTACACGTCTTCGTTCTATGCGCCATGATTGCTTCATTGCTTGTTTTGTATCCTTCAGCGCGCAACAAACGCAGTATTGTTCTTTGCGAGATCCCGTTTGCCCACAATTCTTCAAGTGTTTTTTGATCCTCAGCCGACATTGCATTGACAGTTTGCATGTACGGGCAGGGTTGGCTAATAATGGTTTGTTTGTATCTATCTGCAAGCGTCATGGGGTCGCCTCTCCACGCAAAGCGTAACGTAAAAAGAAACAACCGCCAACGCACGACACGCTGACGGTTGGATCTATTTGTGCTACTTCTTTTTTGCTGCTGTTTTCTTAGCCAACTTGTCTGTTTCAACGTCAACTATGTCAGCAACCATTCCAAACGCAGGATCCTTGCTGTCCATAGCGCGCAAAGCAGGGCTGATTACGCCTGCTACTACTGCAATTACGTACGCCCAAACGTCAGTGGTGTGAATTGCAATGAGTGGAGTAATTGCTACTAACACGCCACGCAGATAAGACTTAATTATTGATTGCATTACCGTATCCATGTCCTGCCCTCTCTATGGTCGCGCAACGCCCATTACTAATGAGTATGCACGTTTCTTTGTGTACACGCCGTCCCCGTTGGATTGCGAGCCTTTGGCGTCTCCTGCGGTATTACCCTCAATGCACCAAAGATACTTTTTGCCGTCATTTTTAATTACAATGCCTACGTGATCTGGTTGAGCGTCAGCGTCAAATTGAAAAAACACAATGTCTCCAGCCTGAGCCTGACCCACTGGAACAATCTTGCCGCGTTTGCTGAACCACTTCAACCCAGCGTCACATGAGGCAAATCCTTTTTTGGTTTGCGCTGCAACTAAGTGAGGCAATGCTGCTTGGCTAAAACACCACGATACAAACATTGCACACCATGGCTGATTGTTTAACCCGTACCATTTCCCGTACTTAGTGTCGTTGTTGCCTAATTCTTGATAGCCTAACTCTGCTTTGGCTGTGTCTATTACTATCATTTTGCCTCCAATAACAATGCGTAGATTGAGTCTACTCTTGCTTCCAAACGCTTAATTGAGTCGCCTTGGCGGGTCTGTTCGTCCCTCATGCTTGTTCCTGAATTGGGTTTTAACTCTGCAAGGTATCCTTTAACCAAGTGGCGTATGCCTACTGCAACCGCGCCAATTAAGGTTGAAACCCCTACGGCAAAACCAATCCATTCATTTACGCTCATTTTATGTCCAAGTCAGTATTCGTACGGTTCCGTTTGCGTCCACAATCTTGGCTAGATTGGTTGTTGTATTCAACCAAGCGTCACCAACACGTGGGTTACTAGGATCTGATGTTACATTAGGAAAGGTAAAACGCGTTGCAGTTTCAAGCAGCCGTAATCGCCTGTCAAGATCTGAAAACAATATGCGCAAATCAGGTGGTTGATTTATGTAAGCCATGAGTGCCTCAGTTCGTTGTTTGCGTAAGAGTTAATGTTACGCGCTCTGGACCACTCTCGCCAGGTTGCACCTCAATACCTACAATGCGATACACCTCATCTAATCCTGCTTGGACAGACGTACCCACGCCCGTTGCAGGAAAGCGCTCATCTGTAATTCGTAATCTTGCGTCATCTCCTATTCCGTAAGATCCGTAAACTGGATTGACGTAGGCAGGCGCAACAATTTTAATGACAGTAGGCGGATAATTCACAGCATTGACTTGACCTTCAGCCAACTGGGCAAGGTAAGCAGCGTCAGTCACGTCTGAATAATTTGCTTGTTCTTCGTACAAAGCCCAGCCAGCCGATAAATATGTTGTGTCTTGGTAGGTTGAAGACAGTTTACCTTCATTAGATCCTGCCCCTAACGCGTACAAAGTATTGGCTACCAATGAACCGTCTTCTGGGTATTCGTATTCAACCACGTTGCCAGCAGGAAACTCAAATAACAATGCTTCGGGATCCGTTGCTGAATAAACAGTACCCAATCTTGGATAACCCAGACTGAGTGATTTACTTGGCGCGCCAGATCCGTCATAAGCCACGTCAATGTTGAAGTCAAACCCGTTTTCAGCGCGTGATAGATCCTGCAACGCTGAATAGTAGGTTTTCTTTTCGTAGCCGTAGTAATTTCGGGACACCAATACGCCTGACGTCTCAACACCCACCTGTACCCCAATGTTGCCGTAAGGCACACCCTGAGCCAGTGAAATAAGGTTTTGCGTAATAGTGAGTTGATCTACGTTGCTGAAAATTTGATCTGATGTAATTCTGCGTTTTTCAAAGTATGACTCAAACTCTCTTGCAGTAATACTCAAAACTTGATTTGAGGATTGATAGTTACGTCCTAAAATAATCCCACCCCAAACCAACACCCCGTCACGATCTACGTAAATAGCGCACTTGGCGGGAATAGTTGAGTCTGCTACGTTAAAACCCGTTGTGTCAATACCCGATAAAAGCAAGTGACCTTGAAATGTGCCAGCCTGATTGAGTTGAGACGCAAACCCCACGCCAGTTAAAGGTAATTCACCGATAATTGTGTTGGTTAGTAAATCTGCAAATAGGTATCGGTATGTTGTAGTCATACCGTTACTTTTTTACTGGTGCTTCAATTTCTGATTGCACCAATTCAGCGTCAATCATTTCTTCTTCAACTGGCTCTAACCATGTGTTGCCTGAAAGTGTCCAATCAATCCAAGGTTGTCCTGTTGTTT